CATACGATATGTAACACCTTTATCGCTTTCACGATTGCCGGCTGCGACCATAACAACATTATCGGGCAAGTGATACTTGCCAATACGTCGATTCAAAATCAATTGATAAGCGGCAGCCTGTACGCTAGGAGCCGCACTATTCATCTCATCCAAGAACAAAACTACAATAGGATATTGACTGGCTAGTTCTTCTGACGGCAAATCAATTGGTTCGGCCCAATCCATTTTACCTGCTTCTTTATTATAAAAAGGAATACCACGAATGTCAGTGGGTTCCATTTGACCTAAACGCAAATCAATCATAAATCCATTCAAGTCTTTTGTGATATCAGATACTAGCTCTGATTTACCAATTCCGGGAGGACCCCACAAAAATAATGGACGCTTGTGTTTGAATGCTTTTAGCAAACTACGACGAGCTTGTACGGATGTTACTTGTCTTGTTTCTGACATGGCTGTGTTTCCTTTGTTGCGGTTTAAAAATTTACTATAACTCTATTATATAATTAATTGATTTTTACGTCAACCTATTTTACAATGTTTCCAAACCCTGTCCACCCAACTTGATAGTGAGTGAACATAGGTTTAATACCAATTTGGTTGGCTAATTCTGCCACCAATCTGCCCTTACCGCCAATTTGTATCCCACCGTTGATTGTGTATAAGGCAGGATCGTCTTCGCGCGGCAAAATCATTCCGTGTAACCCACAATCATCAATCACAACTAAAGTATTGTGATTAATAAATCTTTGAGCTACTGCTAATTCCTTTAAATGATGTGCGGCACTAGGATACCAATATACCCAATCAACATCATAACTATCTAGATATAATAAACTTATTTGCGTGTCATTGCTGATAAATGATTCAGCAAGACTATTTAGATAGTTAACACTATCATTGGCAATAACCGTTACATTTGAACTTACTTGACTTTTGCAAGCACTGACAGCTTCGGGATCTAAGTCTACCGAATAAACATGGGACCCATTTCCTTTACTAGAAACATATTTGTCGAACAATAATGTACTCTGTCCATCGCCGGCCCAATTACCTATTTGGCGCAAACAACCAGTTTCAACAATTGTAATTGGTGTTTCAAATGTATCTAGGTATTCAAAAATCTTTCTGAAACTTATAGCTCTTTTCGCCAGTTTAGATTCAGCTTCTTGTTCAAAAAAATTCCAAAAATTTTGAGACATTTATTATCCTTTGTATTAAGTGTAATTATAGCACCAGATATTTGATAAATCAACCATAAAAAAAGCCTTACTAATCAATGTTAGTAAGGCTGTTGTATTATAACAACAAAATAAATTATCTTCCTCTGCCTGAAGATTTTTTAACAGGTTTTCCAGTGATAACGGGAACAACAGGTTTTTTAGATTTAACAATATTTTCGGGAAGATTGTTATTTTCTAAGTGATGTTGTCCTTTCTTTTTCTCTAATGCTTTTTTAAGTGTATCTGTAATTTTATTCATATAAATTCCTTTTATTATCGAAGTTTATTTCCCCGGAACCAAACAACAAGACTACATCTAGAGCCTTTTGTAACTGGTTTTACTTCATGCAAAACATAACTAGGAAAAATAGTGATAGCTCCTTTGGATCGATCAGCAATAATTTCGGGACCGCCTGGGTACAACACTAAATCGCCACCTTCATAATCATTTGAATCTGATAGTTGCATAGTAAAACTTAATTTTCTAGTGAAAACGCTATCTTCTTCTAAATCCATATGAGCAGTATAAAATTCTTCTTTATCATCGTATCTTGTAAACTGTAAGTCTCCAAAGTGTGTTATATCAAAATTATAATACTCGTCATTTACAGAAATAATAATATCAGCTAGTTTTTTAAAAATCCATTCTGTATGAAAATTTGCTGTAATCCAAAATACTGAACTCTTTCTAATTTTTTCATTTACCTCATTGACTCTTGCTTTCATGAAATTATCATTATTTTTAAGAGCTATATTTTTAATATATTCTATTTCTTCGTTGGAAAAAATATTATTGACAGTAACAGTCGGTCGATACTTACTATTATTAAGAAAATTTAAAAATGCCATATTATTTAAATTGGGGGCCGATTAAATTGCCCATTAGTATATAATTTGTGCCAGCGATTGTAGGTGTAATTCGACGTAATAAAAAACCAGGAATCATAATTAATCTTAATTTATTTTGGCTAAACGTAACAGGGTCTGGACCAGGATAACATTCTAAATTACCGCCACTATAATCTTCTGGAGCTGATAAAAATAAATAAAAACTTAACTTAACTGTCCCGTTATCAACATGACAAAAATGACTATGACGATCTAATTTTACAATTGATGATTCTTTGTCTACTTTATGTAATTGCAAATTTTCAATATAAGCAATGTCATATTGAAAAAATCTGTTATTTAAATAAGATGTAATTCTAGTAATTTTTTCAAATAACCAAGCAGTTTCTGGTTCATTACGTAATAAATCACAATTATAATCTTCATTTTTAAATTTAAATTTAGAAAATAAATCAAAAATAGATTTATTTTCTTCGTCATTAATAACATCGTCGGCATACGCTGATAAATATTCTTCGTATCTATTAAGCCACCAACAAGTTTGAATAGAATCGGGCATTAAATATCCTTAATTTACTAATATTTATATACCGCATTTTTGTGCGGTATATTTTTAATTAGCAGTATTGAAATTGCCGTTCTTGAATCCTACTGATCCGCCTTCTGCTTCGATAACGCTGATTTCTATCCTGTTCGAAGATGTCTCTAAAATATCGAGTTTAGTCATACTGTTTATTTTATGTAGAAAAAATTATCTGGATCTTTTTAACCAAAAGTATAAATAAAAGTGCCAGTCGCGATGCGTCAACATCCACTGACTCTAACAAGAAAGTACCTTATCAGCATGCATATTTATTCAGGAATTCCTTATACTTATTACATAAGTTGGACAGCATTAGACCTACACTACTACGGTGTAAGATTTGCCAATCATTGTCATCCAAGTGATTTTTGGAAAAAGTATTTTACTTCTTCAGATAAAGTTAAATCTATTAGAAAACAATACGGCGATCCGGATGTAATAAAAATACGCAGAACATTTAATTCAGTTGATCAAGCCAGATTATGGGAAAGTCGTGTCTTAAAAAAATTAAAAGTTCTAAAAGATAACCGTTGGTTGAATGCCAATGTTGGTAAAGCCTACAGTTGGAAATCTGGTGTAGAACACCAAAATTATGGTAGAGTATTTTCTCAAGAAGTAAGACAAAAACAATCCATATCTAGAAGTAAACTTCGATGGTGGAACAACGGTATAGAACAATCGTTTAGTGAATTGCCACCAGGCACGGAATATCAAAAAGGAAGATTACCATTCAACAACCGCGGTGCTATTATAGGTGCCAATGTTAATAGACAAAAATATTGGATTACCGACGGTACCAACGAGGAGATGATCTTTAAGACTGACCCTATCCCAACTGGGTATTCTCCGGGAAGAATAGGGTCAGTCTTAAAAGGTAAAACAAATCACCACGCTCAGGGAACATATTGGTGGAATGACGGAACTACCACTAAAATGTCATCTGTTAGCCCAGGCCCATTATGGATTCGCGGTCGTCTTTGAATCCAAGATCTATATCTCGTTGTTTGATATTTTTTAACAAATCTTCAAACAATATTGGGGCAAAGTCTGGAAGTTGTTCCACGCATACACATACATAGCGTGGGTCAATTTCAGTTTCACTATATAATACTTTGCCGGACCGAGCATCTACTCCTCGAGCCTTCATTACTTGATTAGCATGGAGGTGGCCATGTATATTTTTTCCAAACCTACCAAGGCTTGCTTCATGAACAGGAATATGACTTAAAATAAGTCCATTCATCACATGGTAGGCCCGTAATTCTCTAAAGTATTGACGGTAGTCTTCATCCTTAAAGATATCGTGGTTACCACGAATTAAAACTTTGTCGCCGTTTAATCTCGACATGATTTTTAACGCTTTACGGTTAATGACAACATCGCCCAAATGATAGACCTTGTCAGTGGGTTTTACCCGTTCGTTCCACGCCTTAACCATTGCTTCGTCCATTTCCTCAGCTGAGTCCCATGGACGTAATTTTGTCACACCATCGTTGCGTGTGAAACGACATACACCCGTGTGACCGAAGTGCGTGTCGCTAACCAAAAATACACTAGGCATATATCGCTCCTTTTATTGAAAAAAATTGGAGGTGAGGGTCGGATTTGAACCGACGGTTTCAGGGATTTGCAATCCCTTGCATTGGGCCACTCTGCCACCTCACCGTAATTACTGATTTCATAATATTTGGTGCCCACTTGGGCTCAAAGATGCTTTGTAGGCCCTTCCAGACTCGAACTGGAACAGTACAAATTATGAGTTTGCGGCACTAACCAATTATGCTAAAGGCCTACAAAACATCCTTGTCGTATTTGTTTTATCTCTGCTTCCTTTATTATACGCAGATCCTTAGGAAAGTCACGCCATTTGGCACGATCTCTTTCAGTTTCATATCCTTTAACTTCGATATAGAGATCCATTGATTTGATATAGAAATCAGGAAAGTATGATCTAATGCCATTCCAATTATACTCAAATGATACAGTTGGTCGTGTTGGCTCTAATCCTTGAGACTTGGCCCATATGTAAAAGTCAACTTCCCATTGACCTTGTAGTTTAATTCCGTCTATGATAATCTGTTTGGTTCTACCTCTGTTTGAGCTTGAATAGGCTTCTGGGTTACGATCAACAGCTTTTTTCATTGCTATTGACTGTTGAAGTCGATTAGCCGGATTGCTCCATCGAGCATTGTTGTAATCGGTAGATGTTTTACTAATCTTCTGTTTGGTACTGTCTGACATGGTAGCGCCGTAGGTATATTGATTAGCACCTTTCTTACCAAGCATACCGTAGGAAGATTTAACATTTATACCAGCAGGATTAGATTTACATCTAATTTCATGTTGACGATTAGAATTAATACTCTTGGCTAATCTATTGCAGAACTGACAAATCATAAAAATACTCCTACACACTATTTAGTCAGTAGTAGCCCACTGCTCTAACCAACATGAGCTAAGGGCCGTAATTTTTACCTAACGTTTTTAACGTATTCTGGTCCTATTTCGCCGTTTTGAAATTCTAGTAATGCGGTAATAGGAGCATGTAAATGTTCATGCCTGTCACTGTGTCTATTTAAACGTCTAATTTCTCGAGCACGTTCGGCGGCCATGATTACTAACATAAATCTATTTCCGCCGGCATTTTCTACGCATTTATCAGTATCAATTTGCGCCACTCGACTTGTTAATTTTGACATGCTGTTTCCTTTAAAATTTTTAATTACCGAACCCAAACGGGCACTTTGATTCTTTTTTTGAATTTTTTTTGATATTCACAAACATATTTACAAATGATATTTTTGGAAACGATAGTGAAAGAAATTCATCTTCGCTTACTAAGTGAGTTTTAATTTTAATTTTATTTTCAGTTAATGGTATAAGAGAAACTAAAGGATCTCCTGCTGTAAATGATATATTTCTAGATTTTTCATTAAACGGAATCATAATGTTTACATTAGGATCTACACTTTTTGTAAAGTCAAAAATACCATTAGGTATAAAATAATCATTAAAATTAGTACGATTCCAACTAACATCCGTTACTAAAAATTTTACATCTGCTTTACTAGCAAGTAACCACGGAGCAACTATTTTCAAATGCCCGTACTCTTTGGGAGATAACCATTGATCCCATTCAGCTTGGGTATGACTAACAGCATTACTTTGAAAGTCAGCATACTGCCAATTAATTCTTGCTTGGCTTTTGTCACTGACATTAATAATCAAATCAGACCATAATGGCATTATAAAACTTTCTTTATAAAAATTCATTAGCCCTTGACAAGTTTTCATTGTTGGGCTTGGCCAAAATTCATTTTGCTTTACATAAGATTTAGGTAATTTTTGCCACCATGATGGCAAGTAGTCAGTTCCTTTAGATATAGGAAATAATTTGGCGGCACCGGTATTGAATGTAAAACAGTCTACTACCATTTCTTTACGGCGAAAAAATATATCCATTTAATTTATATCCTTAATACAGTTATTATACATTCTTTTTGTATATAAGTCAAGTGATGAAGCGTAACTACATTGCCAATGTATTATTTGATAAATTTTACTTGATTAGAATTGAAAATAGCATAGATATTTGATTCAATTGAAGTGTCGGTCTTTGCTCCGTTATCTACTATATTTTTTGCAATAACCCCATCTATTTTGGGGTATTTTTTGCGTATTGCGTATACTACACTACTAAACTCAACAGTATCTGTTAGTTCTACATCCGGTAGAAACACTTTGCCAACTGTGGTTTTTATGTTACCTATAATTATTTCATCTGACGCAGAAAATCCGTCCCAATTTCCACCATAACCGTTTACAATAGCAGGATTATTCATTATTATGTTATATTCGGATACAAATTCACCATAAGAATGTGCTACATCGGGATTTGATGTAAGATAAGCTATGCCATGTTTGGGATTTAATTCAGGATATTTTTTATTACTTCCGTGATATCCAATTAACGTGGATTCAATTAAGATTTCTTGTATTCGCATAACATATATTTATTGGCGGAAGGCTAGAGAGTCGAACTCTAAAGGCGCCATTAACGCTCGGCGGTTTTCAAGACCGTTACCGTCACCAGTCGGTTTGGCCTTCCAATATCTATAAATTCTTAAATTTTTTGCCAATGATAATAAGTTAGCAAAATTTTTTCATTTTCAGCACACTCTAATTTGTTACGCCAATGCGGGTAAATTCTTCCTTCAAATAGTGCTGCCTGATTTTCTTCTAAATTTACTTTTAAATATTCTTCTTTTTTTGGGTCTGGATTAGTATATGCCGGAAATTTACTAATATTAATATCCCAAGGATGCAGAAAAGTTTTAAGTAAACACACACTTAAAGTTATATCTAATGGCGATCTATCAATGTGAAGCTTTAAAAAACTTTGGTTATAATATACCCTACTAAAAGAATTTTCGAATTTTATATTATTGCCGTAAATTGATTTTATTTTTATGTCTAATTCGGGCAAAACTATAAGAGTTTCGGGCAAATTTTTAACTGCGTCTCGATGTCCCTCATTCACAGATTCTTCTTTTAAAACTCCTGGTTTTAACAAAGCATCAACCATTGATTGTTTATCTAAATCATTAAAAATATTATCAAATTTGTATATTTTAAACATGTTGTTATAGTACTAAGATCGTATATTTTACTTATTTGTTAAATATAATATGAAATACGAAACTGAAGGCAACGAAATAGTCTATTTGTACTTAGCTTTTTCAAAACAACCCTATGTACCAAATACATCTTGGTCATTTGCCAAAGATTTTAAATTAAATTCTATCTTACACAGCAAAAAATCAAAAGAATTTGTATTAAATCCTGTTTTAAATAATGAATCGCCATTAGATTTTAAACTTGATACTATATTTGATATAAAAAAATAAATTGGTGCCAAGAGACGGGATCGAACCGTCCACGCCAGGTTCTTCAAACCTGCGCTCTACCAACTGAGCTATCTCGGCAAAATATTTGGTCCGGCGTAGAGGAATCGAACCTCTATTGATAACTTAGAAGGTTACTGTTCTATCCATTGAACTAA